GTTATATTAACATGCTCGCCATACGATCTTTAAATGGAATCGCAAAACCATGCGGTGGTTACCACCCGCACCACCAGTTCTTGAAAGGAAACTGGAAACCTAGCGAAACCCGCCACCACTCTCGTTAAGGTGAGAGAACCTTGCTACGACGCGCCAGTCGGCATCTTTAGTGTGCATCCGACAAGCACAGGGTCCCCCGAAGGATGACTCCACCACCTAGTCTTTATAGAACTAGGAAACTAAGACCTGATATAGCTTGGTCACATCCATTGTTCCGAAGACCAATTCAAGTGCGACCACATCCCACAAGCCTAAACATACTGCAAAGGGAAGAATAAGTGTGCCGCCAATGATTTTTATAATCAGTGCAGGCTCAGTACTTCGCCACAGTAACGTGAAGTGTCCTATTACTAGTAGTGTGTTTCCAATGTAGCGTAAAAAAGAAGTAGCTTTCATTGTGATAAGATGTGAATAGGACTCGTCAGGTCTCTTTTAGAGTCTTACCGAGACTAGATATTAGTAGGGGCTTACTACAGTATCTTTGACGTATGCAGGATCACCACATAACCATTTCGCATATTCAATATCTTCCATCGCTAGCATACACTGCATTTGATTATCAAAGAGATATTCGTCGCTCCATCGCTTAGTAAGTTGATAATCTTCTACTGAGTCACCTGTAAATTGGACTCCAGAGTCCTCATAAAATCTTTTGACCTTTTTATATAGTTTGGGCTGAGAATGATCTAGCTCAATTGTGCGGTTGATGGCGTTCTGAAAAATTCCAATAGATTTGCGGAATTTCGATCTGAGTTGACTCATATCCTTGGTTGATTACCCTGTTAGTATAGCAGGGATACAGTGGTTTGTGGGAGGTGTGTGCCAGTTTATGAAGCGTTTACAGTGAGCTAATCGCTTCAGTCATCGAAGTGTGGGTCTTCACCATACTCTTCTTTGAAGCGAGCACGCTGGTCTTCTAGTCTATCACGCTTTGCATCATAAGCAACTTTGATGTCGCCTTCACGGATTTCCCAACTATCACCACTCTCATCTCCACGTAGTGGGTTGATACACTGGGAGTCACCTAGCTTGTTGCATACAAGACCGGCAAGGTCTGCTTCACTTCCTTTGTTGCCGGTGTGCCACATATGCTGACCGTTGATCCAGGTAGCGCCGCATTTGCCGCACTCCTTACGTTCCATCTTCAGGTCACTAAATTCACGTTCTTCCATATTGATTGATGTGATGTGTGTGTATTATATATCAATGGTTGATATACATTGTTCTGGGTGAACTATTCTGACGATTCAGAGTCAAGAGAGTATGACCTCTCAAGTAAATCAATTCTACCGCGTAGAGTCATTAGTTCAGCACCGTCATAGTTATCGGGTACTAGCTCCCACTCCTCGGTCTCAAGTAGCCAATAATTCATTGTCGCTCGGTCATTAGGATTCCTTCAAGATGATCATACTCGTGGAGGAAGACTCTTGGTTTGGAACTTGACCCTAACCTTTGATGGGCGCTCAATCTCGATACGTTTGCCTGGGATACTAAGGCATCCTTCAACCATCAGAAGTCTCTCCTCAGAGGTCCAACTGATACGAGGATTGATTAGTTCAACAGTCTGCCCTGTTTTTAGGCGCATTACCATTAGGCGGAGGTTGTGCCCCACCTGAGGTGCTGCTAAACCAATACCATTACACTCAACCATTTTGGTTTTCATAGCACCAATAAGATCTTTGATCTCTGGTGTAATATTCCTAATGGTAGCGCAAGGCATTGTAAGGCACTTGTCTCCAATAATCTTAAGATCCAAATCCATTCTTTTCTTCCTTGAGAAGTTGTTGCCGAGATTCGGCAATGGTGCGAAGCTGAGTCTTCATAAAACGAATCTCCTCTTCACTGTAAAGGTGCCCGTGGTTTTGGATAGCCTCAGTGAGACTCCGTACCATTAGATCATCTCTGCTCATTTTCTTCATCCTCTGTGAATGTGTAAGTAAATCCTAGTGGACCCCCCAATGGAGTCTCACCGTCCTTCTCATCAATCCTAGTTGGTTCTGGGATCTCTGGGTCAGGAGTAGTATCTTGTCCGTGGACTTCCCTATTATACATCAGAACCGCCTTATCCACATCTCTTTCGATGCGGTTTTCTAGCAATTCAGGACTTTGTAGGATTAGTTCATTGATCAAAGCGATCTTGAAGTGCCTACCAATCTCGTCAATAAGTGCCCATAGCTGTAATGGTTTCAATCTGAGAATCCTAGTAAGAATGTCTACCGCTAAGTTCAATAACAAAGCGGTGATAAAGACATTCCTCTTCTTGATTTTTTTTGCTCCGAAGTGAAACTTCACCTCGAATTCTTTGATATCCATAATAATACTAATGTTAGTATTATTTAGAACTATGCAAGAACCACCTCACCTAATGAGAGCTGCCTAGCATACTCGTATGAATAACGAGTGCGAGCACCGTGGTGCCCCCAACCTAGCCAGTAATATGCCCTAGACATATAGAACTCAATGCTACGGTTGCCTTGCTTTAGATCTGACTCAATACGTTTCCACTGGCGTTCAGTGAATAGATACGAGACTTGTGCTGTAACTGTGGATGGATCGTGTCCTA